ACCATGCTGTAAGCAAGGCGAATAGTTTTTTCATCTAACAACCCATCTGTAGAGGATATAGAAAACTGTAATGATGAAGACCCAGGACTGTAATGGTGTGAGAGGGAGGATTGATATGTCATTCATCTCCCCACATCCTGTCTGGTTCTGTGTAAACATCACTGTCATCTTCTATGTCTTTGTCTAGTGCTATGTCATCTTCAAGCGGTGGTTCGTAGCCCATCTTTCCTCCTTTGTAGTACATGCATTTGGTCTCCATACATACTGTGTCTCATAACTGTTTCAATTGATACTCCATATATATCGCACAATTTTAACAGTCTTTTAACTGTTATAGGTCTAAAGTTCCGCTCATAACTACCTAATGCTGCGACAGTGAACTCGCCATTGCTCATGTCTTCTACTTCTTTAAGGGTGTATCTTCCAATTATTCTTATCATCTTGAGGGTTGTCATTACATCTAAGTAGTCAGGGTTTAAGTTATACATCTTCTTCTTCTATCTCCCTTAGTAACTCATCTAGTATTGGCTGAACTGCTAGTGCTGCTTCATCCAACAGTTCTTGTAATGGTCTACTCATTTATTTCTCCAATCATTAAATCGCATTTAACATTAGGGAACTCGTGCTTTGCTTCACAAATAAAACAGAAGCCATAGCCAATAGAATCAATGGCTTCTTGTAGTGTGTTAAATACTTTCATCAGCACACTGCTCACAATCTCTGCACTCTTTACATAATCCGCAATCCTCACAGGTAAAGTTATACTGTTCGCATATTTCACAGTATGGTAGTGCGTAAGGTGCGCTCATACTGCTGTCCTTTCTTGATAAGAAACTATAAGATTTATGGTTGCATGTATATTACAGTCGCAACTATCTCCACTCATGTTACTTATAAATTCAAAGTGACTGATGTTGTCCTCATAGATTGCATCTATAAGTTCAGATACTGTGTATGGGTAATAAGGTGCGCTCATTGCATCTCATCTACAATTTCAGTAATAATTGCATCTATTGAATTGTATGCAGCCTTGTTCAGGTTGTGTACCATTACACCCCACTGCTCATCTGTCATCTTGATGTCATAGTCTTCATCAATTTCTTGACGCTCAACTATTGCCCACCATGTATTGGGACGCTCTAGTTCCATTACTCACACTCCTCTTTGATGTAGTCTTCAAGAAATCCCCATAGTTCATTCTGTTCTTGGATACCTTGTTCTATTACATACTCACTAAAGTCTTGGTCAAGTGCGTAGTACTTTACATTTCTCCATAAGTTTGTTTGCGCTACTAATACTCCATATGCAGGGGCTATCATTACTCCTCCTCTACATATATCCTGCCAGTCGCCATCATCTCTTCGAGGATAGCGTTGGCTTTTTTGATTGATGTTATTGCTGCGTCAATGGACTCGTTTAAGTCCGCTATCTCACCAACTGTGTATGCCATTTGATTCCTTTCTTGGTTTAGTTATTCTGCTGCTGCTTTTGCTTCTCGCTGGTAGCGGAAGCCATCTTCATAGGTCTTGTCTGTTAGATTATAAAGAGTCCAGTTTAAGGAACTGCCATCAATCCGACCTCTTGTTGCTATAAAGTATTTACCATTGGATGACATGACTCTTATACCTAGGCCTTCTATATGTATTTTACGCCATGCTAATCCCATAGTTTGTTTCTCCTAACTTTGCCCATGCACATGGGCTGCAGTAGTTTCGTGGGCTGGTTTTATTTACATCTACTAAAATATCCATGCCACATTGGTGGCAGTTATGGATTGCATACTTTACTTGGTTGACCATAAGTCTTCCTTCGCTACGTCTGGGTCATAGTAGAAGTCATTCTTGGGCATATAATAATCTACGCTGCGGGCTTTCTTTGCTATTCTCAGCGCACGACGCAGTTCTATATTCTCTTTAGTAAGTAGCATGTTCTGTCTAATTGCTAGTGTAATAACTACAATACTTGTAGTCAACGCTATCAGTAATGCAAGCATGGTCATGGAATCTAATAACATTTTGTTACCTTTCATATTATATAATGGACTTGTAGTTATCCGTGTTAACTGCCTGGGGCCGAGCAAAAAAATGGAGAGGTGAGTGAGAGCCTAAGCCCCCACCCACCCCTCTTTGTTTATGCTTGCGATACTGAGGTAAGGACTACCTGCTTGAGACCAGGCTTTCTGTCCTTGTTGTCAATGTTGGGACGACGGTCCCATCGTGTGTTACCGATACCTTCTGCGTTGATGTATGCGGTTTGGTCATCGAGCCAGTTGAGTGCTCGAAGTTGTGCGATTACATTCTCATCGAAGATAACCACTCGTGTGGAGTCAGAGCAAATCATGCGCCCTGTTGGTAGTTGTTCGTAGTCGTTGATGGATGCTGTGTAGAATCCATTGCGGTCAACAACATTCTTGATAACGCTGTTCTTGAATGTGACTGTGTTCATTTTGTTTCCTTTTCTGTTGGTAGTGTTGTTGTGCAGACCTGCTCCTGCACTTGTTCAGAGCAGGTCTGCCTTGCATTAGTTACAACTTGGACATACGGCATGCTTGTTGCATACCATGTGGCAGTCTTGGCACACGGTTTCATGTGGACCTAAGTCCACGACCAGTTCGAAAAACCTGTCGGACAGGTTGGTGATAGGCTCAACAAACTCTTCACGCTCAGCCTTTGGGTCATACCATGTGCCCAAAGTGGTGGGCGATACCCAGTCATGACCACTTGGTTCGGTTATGTTGTGCCACTGCGCAGGGTAGATAAGGTTTCCTTCGTCTACCATGTCATGGGCGATGTTGGTCGCCCGTGAATCACGCAGGTCTTGGCAGTCCACACATAGTTCCATTTGAATCATGCACTGGTAACATGGGTTGGATACAGTCAGTTCATCGGACATTGTACTTTCCTTTCTTATACCAACTGACTCTCTGTCAGTCGCGTAATTAGGAGCATGGGCTTGCATCGGATAGCCCAATCTTGGGCTAGACGCGGGGCATGGCTGGACTGTGCAGGGCGCTTGCGCCCAAGCAGGCGCACATTCATGGGCGCTCCAGACAGGCCAGATGCGTGGTTTACCACGCTGAGAGAAATCAGCCTGCTCGCATGCTCTGCTGAATAGGCAGAGCATAGGCTGATTTGCTGTCCATGCTATCATCAGGCGACTGAGAGAGAGAGATAGATGGCCAGCCATCGCCAGGGCTGTAACTATTTCAGTTTAATAAAACAGGGGCGAGGTAGTCTTGTCTATCGAGCCGCAGACTAGTCTCTGTCTACACTCAGCCTGTACAGTACAGGTCAACCTGTATCTGTCTGTCTGTACTCTGGTTCTGACCCTAGAGTGATTAAACTACGGCTGTAAGATATACTGTATCTCCCATAAAGATTTTCCCGTACAGTCCCCTATGCCCTGTTTAGGCTGTTACTTAACTGTTTTAATTAAGTAAAAAGATTTTTGCCTTTGAACCGTTCGGAATGGCTGTTTGAACGGGTTAATACTATATAGAGACTATTTCTTTTACTACCTAAGCAAGTTCTTCAGGAACTTGCGTTACAGACTGTATCTACTATCCGTTACTAACTGGTCTGTACTATATGCAGATGGGACAGTTGCGTGACTTTTCAGAAGACTAATAACCCCCGTACCGCTATGGCGGCAGAGGCTAAAGCCAAAGTTTTGGCGCTGGTTTCTGAAGGTATGTCGGTACATAGGGCTATGGAACAAAATGGCAAAAAGCCAGACACTGTTCGTATCTGGTGTTTAAGAGACCCAGCCTTTGCTGCCGCCCTTGTCGAGGCAAAGGAAAACGCTAAAGAGCGTTCATTAAAAGCCATGGGCGTAGCCCGTGAAGATATTACCTTTCCTCAGTTTTCTGAGATGTTTTTGGACCAGCGGGTTTTTCCACATCATATGGATTGGATTGACCTATTAGAGGGACGTGAGCCTTCGTGGCTGCACCCCAATATGATTTACGAGCCAGGCAATCGGAACCGCCTACTTCTAAACGTTCCCCCTGAGCACGCTAAATCAACCGTCATTACGGTTAACTACGCAACTTATCGCATCGCTCTCAATCCGAACGTCCGCATTATTGTGGTCTCGAAGACCCTTGTTAAAGCACGCGAGTTCGTGTACGCAATCAAGCAGAGATTATCCCACCCGCGCTGGCTAAAGTTACAAACAACTTTTGGACCAGAAGGGGGCTGGAAAGAGGACTCAGATACTTGGCGAGTTGACACGGTCTACCTTGGGAGTGATGCGAGAAACTCAAGTGAAAAAGACCCAACGATTCAGGCACTGGGTATGGGTGGTCAGATTTACGGCGCACGTGCTGACCTGATTATCCTAGATGACTGTATAACTACCTCTAACGCTCACGAGCATGAAAAGCAGATTAACTGGCTGCAAAAGGAAGTTATTACCCGTCTGGGCAAAAACGGTAAGTTGCTGGTGGTAGGTACCCGTATCGCCCCATCTGATTTTTATAAAGAACTCCGCGACCCTAAGCATTGGTCTGGTGGCAAGTCACCCTTCACATACATGGGTATGCCAGCGGTTCTTGACTATAGCGATAAGCCAGAAGACTGGACAACCCTCTGGCCTGCAAGCGATACACCCTGGGACGGGGATGAAGATACCCCACCTAATGAAGAAGGGTTATACCCTAAGTGGGATGGCGAAACGCTTTTTAAGCGTAGAAGCGAAGTAACCCCAGCAACATGGGCGCTTGTTTATCAACAAGAAGATGTAACTGAAGACTCTATCTTTCCACCTGAACTGGTGCAAGGTTCTATTAACGGCATGCGTAAGCGTGGTCCATTAAAGCCAGGTGCTACAGGACATCCACCTCAGGTTGAGGGTTACACTATTGTGGGCTTTGACCCCGCTATGGCGGGTAACGCTGCATTTGTGGCTATCACCTATAACAGGACCGATGGAAAGATTTATGTTCTGGAATGTTTGAATATGCCAGACCCTACGCCACAAAAGATTAGGCAAGCCATTGAAGATTTTACGCTTCGGTACAGACCGCAAGAGTTCCGCGTTGAAATCAACGCCCACCAAAAAGCCTACTCCCTTGATGAAGAACTACGAACATGGCTCTCTTCACACGGCGTACGGCTTAATTCTCACTTTACAGGCAAAAACAAATGGGACACAAACTTCGGTGTGGCATCAATGTCGACACTCTTTGGCACTACTCGCGAAGGTAAGTTCCAAAAGAACAACATTATAGAATTACCTAGTACTGAAAACTCAGAAGGTATGAAGGCGTTAGTGCAACAGTTAATTACCTGGAAGCCTGACACCAGAGGTAAGACAGATACTGTTATGGCTTTGTGGTTTGCGGTTATCCGTGCCCGTGAGTTTATGCAGCAAAATAGCAATATCGCTAGGTACGCCAACAATCGTTGGGCTACTAGAGCGCAGCAACACAAACGTACCTCAATTAACTTAGATGATGCCGCATCTGAAATGTGGAATCACCAATACGGATAAGGAATAACTATGCCACTACCACTAGTAGGGTTAGCAGCAGGAGTAGCAGCCCGTGCTGTTGCAAAGAAAGTTGCAACTAGCGCTGTTAAAAAAACAGCAACTAAAGTTGCTAAAGACGCAGCAGCAAAAAAAGCCACACGAATTAACGCTGCTGCAGCAAAGGGTAGAACCATAGGTTCACCAGTTGCATGGAGAAATCCAAAAGGAAAACTTAAAGTTACAGAATATATGACTGGCAAACCAGTTAAAGGCAGTATGAGAAATATTAAAGATACTGCTCAATTAGTTGAACACAACGCTGGGGCTTCTAAAAAAATTACATCTCTTAAATATCCTCCTAAAGATTTAAGAAGTATAAACAGTAGAACTAAAAAATTAACTACTCCAAAAGTTCCAGTAAAACCAAAAGCCAATCGTACTCGTTCTGGCAATAAAGCAAAATAATTTTTGAATCTACGTTAGGACAATAATGCTTTCAATAGAACAGATTTCAGCACGCGTTGCATCCCTTAAAGACCGTGCTGCAGAGCGTGATGCACGCCAGCAAGATGTTCTTGCCGTCCGTAAAGGACAGATAGCAAGTGTTTACCCAGACTTTTTTCCGCAGGGTGTTGACGCTAACGTAGTTGCTAACTTTATTGACATTGTAGCCCGTGACCTTTCTGAGGTAATGGCTCCATTGCCATCTGTTAACTGTTCTGCTGCTAATCAAGCAAACGACCGTGCTCGCAAGTTTGCGGACACACGTACTCGTATTGCTAACAATTATTTTTCTAACTCAGATTTACAAGTACAGATGTACACAGGCGCAGACATGTACATCACATTTGGTTTCGTCCCTTTCATAATTGAATTAGACGAAGAAGCAGGGCTGCCGCGTATCCGCGTAGAAAATCCAGTGGGGGCTTACCCAGAATTTGACCGCTACGGACGCTGTATTGCCTTTGCTAAGCGTTATTACTTAAGCATTGGAGAACTCGCTTCAGAGTTCCCTGAGTATGCAAGAGAACTTCTTGGTCCAGAAATGTACAAGGGAGACCTTAACGCTCAACTAGAGATAATTCGTTACTACGATGCACAACAATCTCTGTTGTTTGTTCCAGATAGAAACAATTTAGTTTTATCTAAGGCGGCTAATCCGCTTGGTAAGATGATGGTTGTTGTTGCCAAGCGTCCATCAGTTGATGGTGAGATGCGTGGACAGTTTGATGATGTATTGGGTATTCAGTTGCTTCGTAACAGGTTCGCATTACTTGCGATGGAAGCAGCAGAGAAGTCAGTACAGGCTCCAATTGTTCTACCAACAGATGTAACAGAACTTGAACTGGGTGGCGATGCAATTATTCGCACAGCAAACCCAGCAGGTGTAAGACGCGTAGACCTTAACATTCCACCTGGTGCATTTACTGAGCAGGCTTTGTTACAGCAGGAACTACGAACAGGAACACGTTACCCAGAGGGACGTACTGGAAACATTGATGCTTCCATTATTACTGGTCAAGGTGTTCAAGCACTTATGGGTGGCTTTGATACGCAGGTTAAATCTGCTCAGGCTATCTTTGCTTCTGCATTACGAGATGTTATCTCTGTATGTTTTGAGGTAGATGAGAAGTTTTTTGATTTTGAAAAGACAATCCGTGGCGTAGATGCAGGCTCTCCTTATAGCCTTACCTACAAGCCAGGCAAAGATATTAAGAGTGACTTTACTGCCGATGTTAGATACGGCATGCTTGCTGGGCTTAACCCAGCACAGGGACTTATCTTTATGTTACAAGCATTAGGTGGTGGATTAATTTCTACAGACCTAGCAATGCGTGAACTACCATTTGGTATTAACGTAACGCAAGAACAAGAAAAGATTGAAATTGAGAATATGCGTAAAGCACTGGTTAGTTCTTTACAAGCATACACACAAGCCATTCCACAAATGGCTGTGCAAGGTGGGGACCCGTCAGCCATTGTCAAGAAGATTGCTGGAGTCATTAAGGCTCGTCAACGTGGTATACCAGTAGAGGATGCCGTTGAAGAAGTCTTCGCGCCAGAATTACCTCCTGCTGGTGCACAGGTTGAGCAACCGTCCCCTGCTCCCGCAGCGCCAGCAGGAGGCGCTTCTTTAGAACCACAGCAACCACCACAACTGCAAAGTCTTTTAGCAAGTTTAACATCAGGCGGAGAAGCCTCAGCATCAGCAAGGACAGTTACGCGACGTTAACTTAAGGAGGGGACAATGACAACGCTTGTAGCAATTCAGGGAAATGGTTGGGCAGCCGTTGGCTGTGATTCTCGTTCATCTGGTGATGATGGTCGCTTTATGGAACTGGCAACACATAAGATTATTGAAAACAATGGAATCTTAATTGCAGGTTCTGGTGCTAGTCGTGGCTCTAACATTTTGCAGTTTGGGTGGAAAGCACCTAAGCCACGCGTTACTGATGACTTAGATGTGTTTATGACACAGACTTTTATACCAGCAATGCGTAAATTATTTATTGATTCTGGTTATGACATGAAAGAAGACGGGGATGCCGCAGCACATGATTCGCAATTTCTTATCGTCGTTCGCGGAGTTATTTATCCTGTCTTTGAAGATTATTCTTGGGACCGCGATGTTCGTGGTATCTATTGTTCTGGCAGTGGTGCTGACATTGCTCTCGGTGCCATTGAGGCTTTTGCTAATTCTAGAAAACAAACTACGCCGAAGGTGGC